CGAACTCCAACCGTCGGCGCAGACACGCGACCCGGAGCAGCTGCGGCAGGACGCGCTCGACGCCCTCGCCCCGTACGCCCGCAAGTAGGGAGGGCGGGGTGCCATCGTCCACAGCAGACGCCGTCGCCCGTGAGGCGGCGTGGCTCAACACCACCGGCGACGGTCTCCCGCCGCTGCCCGCCGAGGCGGGCGGGAAGTGGGACCTGGTGCAGGCGTACTGGCCGCGGATCCGGGCGACGGAGAAGCGGTCGATCTACGTGACTCGCACCCGCCTGTACCAGCCCCGGTTCGCGAACCAGCGGGTGATGTCGGGGTACGCGTTCCGGCTGCGCCTGTGGTGGCCGGTCCTGTCCTCCGACGGGTCGGCCGAGGCCGAGCAGGCGTCGCTCGACGTCGCATGCGACGACCTGCTTGTGCGGATCACCGGGCCGATGCTCGACAAGACCCACGGCGGCCGGTTCCTGTCGGTCGCGGAGAACCCGCGCGACGTCAGCATCGAGTTCGCCGACCCCGAGCACACCCTCGTCGAGTTCGGCGCGCTGTTGGCCGACTGCATCTACGCCGCCGACGACCGTGAGCTGAACGCGTGATCCGCCGCCGCCGGCATTTGGGCCCGGCGGCGAGAGCGCGGATGTCGGCCGCGCGCCGTGGCCGGCGGCACCCGCACCGCGGCCACCGCCTGTCCGCGGCGGCGAAGGGCCGGATGTCGGCCACCCGCAAACGACACCACCGCGCGGCCCGCCCTAAACGGAACAGGGTCGCCCGTGTGGCCCGGCGTACCGCTCGTGCCCGCCGGGTCGTCACGGCCCGCGTACGGCCGCTGAGGACCACCCGCGCGGGTCACCGCCGCGTGATCCGCCACACCCGGCCCGCCCGCGCCCTGCGCCGACATGTGCGGCACACCCCGACCCGTATCTCCCGGCGAGTGATGTTGCACGCCACCCGCCGCCACCACCGCCACTGAGGGGGCCACCCGTGCTGCAGCGAAACGTCACCGACTACCCGGCCTTCGTCGGTGGCCACAGCGTCCGGGTCGAGCCCGGCGAGGTCATCGACCATCCCGACCCGATCACCGGGTTCGAGCCCGTGCCCGACGAGCCGGCCGACGAGCCGGCTCCCGAGCCCGCGCCCGAACCGGCAGCCGACCCCGAGCCCGAGCCCGGGGCCACCACAACCACCGCGCCGACTGAGGAGTCCACGCCATGACGAACCTGTCCCGCCTGGCCTTCCTCGGGATGGCCAGGGAGGTCACGCCCGGCACTTACCTGGCGCCGACGTTCTCCGTGCCGTTCAACAAGGCGTCGTACGAGACGATCCAGATGCCGCTGCGCGACGAGTCGATCCGCGCGAACGACTCGGTCCTGCAGGGCCTCTACGCGGGTCCGTCGGAGTCCACGTGGGACATGGAGTTCAACGCCTACTCGGACCTGATCGGCAACTTCCTCCGCGTGGTCGGCCCGGACACGGTCACCGCGGCGACGGCCACCACACTGGCGGCGAACTACACCGCGGGCAACGCCTCGATCTCCACGGTCGCGACGATCCCGACCGGGTCGACGATCCGGATCGACACCGCCGGCAACGTCGAGTACGCGACCACCGGCGTGCCGACGGGTGTCGGGCCGTTCACGATCCCGATCGTCACCCCCGCCACCTTCCTGGCCCTCAACCACACCAGCGGTGTGGCGGTCACGACCGTGACGACGCACACGTTCGCCCAGTCGACGTCGGCCCGTCCGCCGTTCTGGTCGATCAGCGTCTACGACACGGTCGACTACCGCGGCTGGCCGGGGTGCAAGATCTCCGAACTGGGAATCAAGATCGACCCGAAGGGCATGGTCACGTTCAGCCCTAAGTTCGTCGGGTTCCCCGAGCAGACGGTGTCATCGTTCTCCCCCACCTACACCGCCGTGCAGCCCGAACTCGGCTGGGGCTGGACCATGACCAACGGCGGCGGGTCGTCCACCCGCGGCCTCACCCTCGACCTGACCGCGAAGCGGGCCACGGAGGCGATCCACTCCTCCAACGGGCTACAGGCACCGCGTGAGGTGTTCGACGGGGCGCTCGAGCTGGACGGCTCATACAAGGCGATTTACGAGAACACCACCGACTACAACCTGTTCCTCGCCTACACCCAGGGCATCACGACCGCCACGTTGACGAAGGCGATCTTCTTCGGCGGGGAGTCGCTGGCGATCACCATGTCCCAGTCGGGGTGGCCGAAGGGCGTACGCGCCCTCGACCAGAACTACGTCCAGGCCGGGTTCGACATCTCCGCGATCCAGAACGCCACCGACGCCGGCATCACCAAGGTCGTCCTGAAGAACTTCTCGACCACCCAGTACTAGCCGTGCACGGTCTCCCGTTGGCCGCCTGGCTCCTGTTCACACACCTGCCGATCCCGCAACTGGTCGGCCTATCCGTCGCGGCGTACCTCACCGCGGATTACCTGTATCCGTCACTCCCACCCGTAGGGGACGACATGGCTTACCTGAACCGCACCATCGTCCTGCGCTTCGACGGCACCGGCGTCATCGAGCACGAGAAGCCCGACGAGCAGGGCAACCAGCCGACGTACCCGAACCTCGGCCCCGGCATGTGGGTTGAGCTGCGCAACCCGATGCTGATGCCCCCGTCGATGCTGCTGCCCAAGCGGAAGGTCGAGACCGACGACAAGGGCATCCCGATCGACCGGGAGCTCGGGATGCTCGCCGGCGCGGAGGTCATGGCCGGGCTGATCGTCAACTGGTCCCTGCCCGACCCGCTCGACCTGTCCGATGACCCGCCGGTCCTTCCCGTACCGCCGTCGGCGGAGGACGTCCTGAAGGTTCCGGTCGCGGTGACGGAGGCGATCGGCGGACTGCTGCAGCGGGCCAAAAACCCCCGCTGACCCCAGGTTCGGACTACTTCGAACTGATCGCCTCGGTCGAGTCGATCGTCGATGGAACCTGGGGATCCGGCCCCCCGCCTCAGGAGTGGGTCGACTTCCAGCTCATGCAGGGCATGCCCTGGTCGTGGGACGAACTGCAGGCCACCCCGGCGTACGTGCAGCGTTACTGCCACGACTTCCTCGCGATCCAGGCCGAGCACGAGAGGGCGGCGGCGGAGAAGGCCGCCCGGCAGCGGGGGGGCTGATGGCCACGGCGTTGAAGCCCGGGGTCGGCAGGGCACTGTTCGCCCGCGTCGCGGCCGAGGGCAAGGCCCGCGGCCGGTTGGCGCTGACACCTCTGGCGTTGGCGATCGAACGGCAGGCGAAGATCAACGCCAACGGTGGCAGCCACAAACGCGGCACCCCGACACCCGCCCGGCCCGGCAGCGGGCCGGCCATCATCTCCGGCACCGGCCGGCGGGCCATCACCCACACCCCCGTCGTCCGGTTCCCGTACGGCTGGTTGTGCCGGGTCGGCATGGGCGTCGGGTTCTACCCGCCGTACGGCAAGACCCCGGCGAACGAGTACATGTCCTATTTGGAGCGTGCCCAGACCCGCAATGGCACCGCGTACCCGTTCCTCGAACCGGCATTCCTGTTCGGGGTCCGGTTCGTCGCCCCCCACCTGTACCACGACGCGTACGGCAAGGGCTGGACGCGCCTGATCTGAACGGACACGGGGGGTGCCTCCTCCCGTGCCAGCGAACGAGGTTGGATCCCTCTACACCACCCTCACGATGGTCGACGCCCCGTTCGTCGCCGCGTGCGAGGCGGAGGCCGGCGCCCTCGAACGGGTCGCCGCCGCCGCCGAGGCAACCACCACCGTCGTTGCCGAGGGCGAGGCGACACAGGCCGCCGCGGTGGAGGCCACCGCAGTCAAGACCGAAGCGTCGCAGGGCCGGATGGCGCGCGGCTGGTCCGGCCTCACCAGCGCCATCGAGGAACACGGCACCCGCGCGTCGAAGGTGTGGGACAAGGTCACCCACATCGGCAAGGAGTCCGCCCTCGGGCTCCTTGCCATCGGCGCCGCCTCGGTCCACATGGCGTCGGAGTTCCAGTCGTCGATGGAACTGGTCCACACCCAGGCGGGTGCGTCCCAGGCCGAGGTCGACGCGCTCAGCGGGTCGGTGCTCAAACTCGCCGGCACGGTCGGGCAGGGGCCGGCGAAGCTCGCCGACGGCCTGTACCACATCGAGTCGGCCGGGTTCCGCGGCCAGGCGGCGATGGACATCCTCGCCGCCTCGGCGAAGGACGCCGCGATCGGCATGGGCGAAATGGAGACGACCAGCCAGGCGCTGATCGGCACCATGGCGGTCGGCTTCAAGGACGTCCGCGACGCCGCCGACGCGGCCGCGTTCCTCAACACCACCGTCGGCATCGGCGACATGCGGATGGAGAAACTCGCCGCCGCGATCTCCACCGGTGTCCTGCCGTCCTTCAAGGCCGCCGGCCTCGGAATGACCGACTTCTCCGCCGCCCTGGCCACGTTGACGGACAACGTCACACCGGCGGACGAAGCCGCCACCCGCCTGCGGATGACCGTGTCGCTGATGGCGGCACCGTCGAGCAAGGCCGCCGGCGCTCTGCTGGAGATCGGCCTGTCGTCGACCCAACTCGCGCAGGACATGCGCAAGCCCGACGGTCTGCTCGTCGCGGTCACCGACCTCCGGCAACACCTCGAGGCGACGTTCCCGGTCGGGCAGAAGTCGAAGCTCACCTCGCAGCAGATGGCCGCCGAGGTGAAGCGGTACGCCGCCACCCTCACCGCCGCCGGGGTCGCGGTCGACCAGCAGAAGACCCTGATCGACGCCTACACCCTGTCGCTCAAGCAGAACGGCATGGCGGCCGTCAAGCAGAACCAGGTCCTCGAGCAAGCCTTCGGCGGTGGCCGCACGTCCGGGGCGATCCTCACCCTCATCGAGGAGTCCGACCGGCTGTCGTCGAAGTACGCGGCGATCGGCACCCAGGCCTCCCGCGCGGCACAAATGCAGGACGCGTGGACCGCCACCCAGGGGACCTTCAAGCAGAACCTCCACGAGGTCGG